TTTTAAATTCATTGATATTTCTTCCCAAAATTCGGGGAGTAATTTAGGATCTATTTCAAATCTTACCTCAACATAATCTAATTCATCATTTGCTCCTCCATTTATTCGAAGGATTTTCGAACCAGGTACAAATGTAATATTAGCATCTACAGATATTTCATCATTGTTAAATGGGTAATATTTATCTAAACGAGATTTTTCAGCACCATTTTCATAATCTTCTTTCCAATATTTAAATATATCTGAGGAGATAACATTTGTAATTTTATCGTAGCGACCTTCATTTATTTGATTTGGAGTATTATCATGATTACATTTATGACAAATATATAAATCACTTCCACCATCTTTTATTGGCCAATTCCACCCACAATTATCACATATTATTCTATCTTTTACAATAGATTCAGTTAGTGAATCTGTATATTCTCTGAAGGTCATAGTTCCTAAAAGATTAGCTTCTTTTTCAAGCTCATATAAATAGTCATCTTCATTAATATCAGTAGTAGATATATTACCTAAACGTCCTTCACAATTTTGCATGTGATGGATCATCTCATGCGCGTATGAACGCATGATATCTTTTGGATGACGACCCATTGTGTAAAGTACTATAACGCGGTTATTTGGATCGTAATACGCTGTTTTACCGAAGAAATTTTTAGCGTTTTCAGCGTCGTCATCTATAAATTTTACTTTAGGTAAAGGACGAATATTCATACCTTTATCTAACATATATTCTGTAAGTGATTTAATCATTGGAGGATAGCTAAACTTACTTGGTTCAGCATACATTTCTTCTAATCCTCCAGGTGTATTTAATTTTTCACCTGTTTTAACATCAGTGTTATAACCACATGTTCCTTCATCTAATGGGGTTTTTTGCAAGATAGACCAAACTTTTTCTTTTTCTTCGTCTGTAAGTTCAGTTGGAAGATATGATTGAAATCTTTCTTTTTCTCCACCAATTAAAGAAGCACGTGTGTTTGTACCACTTACTCTACTTTCACCATCATCAGATGAAATAACGATAGGTTTAAAATTATCGTATTTTCCTTTTAAACCATCAAAACGCTTTAAATCGCCTAAATCCATTTCACCTCTAATCCCTACTACAGGGTAATACATTGTGTCTGGATTATTTTTAATAATAGATCCAACGTCTGAAATTGGGGATGAATTATCTGAGATTTGTATTTCAACATTTGAAGGGAGATATTTTTTGTAAATATCCCATATAGCTTTACTTTCTTCTTTAGTTACACCATCTCGTGTTTTATGCCCTATAAGAACAATTATTTTAGATACTTCAGGGCGGTTTGCTACTTCATCTACTAATGCAAAATGACCAATTGTAGGCGGTTTAAAACCACCAGGTACCAAAGCAATACCACCTTGGTTTGCTTCCAATATAGGTTGTATAAGCGCTTTAACTAATGAATTCATTTATTTTATTTTTAGCAGTATCTATTGAATCAAATTTAGGTAATTGTTTAACCATAGATTCAATATCTTTATTTAATTGAGCTTTATCAGCATCTGATTTTGCTTGGTCTTCAGGTGTTTTAGGTTTACCTACAGCTGTAGATGCTTGAATAAATGGTTCAAGTAAATCAGTATTAAACTCTCTATTAGCGTCTTTTGGATTATTGTTTAATAAGATAAAATTACTTCCGAATGCTTGTTTATATGTTTCAATATTTTTATTTACATCTCTCCAAGTACGTAATACAATTCCGGGCATTAAACTTCTATCACCTTCTTTTTCACGTTGTTGGTTACGTTCAAGGGAAGTTATGGGTGAAGCATAAACCATTATCATTAATGTTTCATACCCTAAATTTTCTAGTTGTTGTTTTTTCTCTAAAACAGGTCCAGATGCAGCACCAGTTCCATCAATAATAATATTATTTTTACTTTCTATTGATTGAGCTAATTTATTTTGAGTAGTTTTTCTAGCTTGAGATTGTAATTTAGAAGCTTGGGATAATTGATCAGGGGTAAAATTCTTTTGATCTAAACCAATCCCACTTGCTTTAAGTAGAGCTTTGTATGTATCATCTGAATTAATGACTGTAAATGATGAAGGTAATAATTCGCGGGTTATATAGGATTTTCCACTCCCTGCTGGGCCAGCTAAAAATATAGCTTTAGGATTACCTTTTACTTCCTTCAATAATTGAACTAAACTTATCATAATTATACATATTACGCCTCTTTCTTAACGCTCGTTTTAAATTCAGTAAATACGGGTGCCTCATTTGGATTTTCTAAATCAAATAAACGTTTTACGGTCTTAAAGATTTCAATATTTTCCTCTTGTGTGCGAGATGGTAAAACCATTTCCCACCCTTTACCTTGCATTTTATTTTTTGAACCTTTACGTTTAGAAGATTTTAACCATAAAATACCAGTTTTATCAGGTACTACACCAAAACATTCTGCATAACAATGGGCATAAACTGCTGCTTGTAATTCATGTGTAGTTTGGATATGGTTTGATGTTTTATGATCAATAATCCATAAATCATTACCAATTTTACAAACTAAATCTGTTGTACCTGCTACCTTAAGTGTATCTGAATATAGATGGATTTCTTGGTCAATTAATTCAGGTTTATGAGTTTCCCAAAAATCAACAAAACGTAAAAACATTTGCCAGATTGTTGGGTCATATTGTGGATATCCAGCTTCGTTCAAAAAGTTCATTTCTTTACCTTCTAAATATTCTTCAATCATTTCATGTACTTTGGTTCCATCTTCACCTGCTTTTCTAACAATATAGTCAGCTGAACGTCCCATGTTTTTTAACCATTCTTCAAAATGTTTACCTTTTGGGTAAGAACCCAAAACGTGGGTAATTGAAGGATAATATTCACCATTTCTTCTGTAGTACCTAGAGTCCGGAAGAGTAATTTGTTTTGCATCTTCAGAAATTTCAAGGATACGGTTGTTAACGTGTTTAATATTACGTTTTTTCATATTATAGATAATTTTTTCTCCATCAGTTTATATTGTGTTAATGGAGAAACGGTTTGTACTAATTTAGTGAAGTTTTCAAATCCCATATCACTAGGATCTTTACCTTCTAGTTCTACCAAGTAGACTTCCTTTCCAATGTCTAAAAGCTGTTCACAGAAGCCAAGGGCTTGTTTAACAGCATCATTATCTAGGGCAATGTATATTTTTTGTACTTTGGATTCAACTAATCTTTTCATCAAACTAGATTGGATGTTTTTACCAAATAATGGAACAGCATTACGTTTTATAGCAATAGCATCAAATGGTCCTTCACACAATATGATAGGTAGATCCCAATTAATAAACAGTTCAAACGGTATAATATCGCGAGACGTTTCGGGATTGCGGTATTTGGTATAAGGATCTTTCTCGAATGATCTCGCGGTGAAATAATTTAATTTACCGGTGTTATCGTACGAGGGTATAATAATCATTTTAGCATATTGACCTGAGTTACAATAGCCTATATTATATTTGAGAATATCTTGTTTAGTAATATTTCTCTTTTTAAGATAAGCAAAAGCATGTCTTGCTATGATATCTTCATTGTTGATAAAGGATTTATATTCCTTTGGGAGTTCAAGTATAGCTTGTTTTACATCACCTATATCGTCTTTGGAAACGTTTTTGACTAATTTACTTAGTTCTTGAAAGTAGCTAGCATCGACTTGTACTTGTTTAAATAAGCTTCTTATGGTTTTACCTTTCTTACCACAAGCCCAACAGGCCCATTGATTAATTCCTTCTGTATTTTCAGTAAAGTTTACTTCGAGTTTTGGTTTGTGGTGATGGCAAAACGGACAAGTGTAGGATTGATTTCCTCTTGCGGTACGTTTTCCAGTACCTAAGACACCGTTAACTAGATTAACTAATAATTCATTCACCATGAATGACAAGATACAAATTTAGTCTTGGGAAACAAAGTCTTTTCGAAAAAACTTGCCTAAAATATTATCGTTTATCCATTCGTTAGGTTTTTCTAACACTCCCAGCTGAAATAGATATTTACATTCGTAATATGTGAGTAGTTTTTTATTAGCTACAAAGTGGAGTATTTTACGTTCAAATTCATCCTGTTTACCTTGTTTTATCAGTTCAAGTATAGGTTTAGCTGAGCCAAAATAGGTTTTCCAATCAGATTCTTTGATAACTTGTTTTGTAGTAGCTGTTCGACCTCTAGTTACAGGTTGTTCAGCTAATTCTTTTTTACCTAGTTTTTTCTTAACGTTATGATATAACGATTTTTTTCCTAGATATGAATTGCCCGTGGGGATGTGGGTAGTAATATAAATAAAACCAAATGTATTTTCAGGAAAATAAGAGAGTTCATGTATTTCTTCTTTATTGTATGTCCAATTCATAATTTAAAGATCTAGGTTAACTAGAATAGATGTATCTGTAACTGCGGATGTTGGTAGTGGTTGTGCAAGTTTTGCTACTGCTAACAAATTATAACTATTGTCATATAGTCCTACTGTTGTAACATAAGGTGAAAAATATGAACCTGTTGCAAAATTATATACAATTCCACTGTTTGAGCTTCCTGAGATTATTGTTGGGTTTGTAGAGAAATTAAATTCATTTTCTCTGAGGGTGCATTTATATTGGGTTTCAAGTATAGTAAGAGTACTTTGAAAAGAACAAGTAATATTAGATCCAGTTATAAAACTATCTATAATACTAATTGTACCTCCCCCATAAAGTGCTGTTCCGTAATTTACATATCCGTACCCATCATTTTGTCCTGGGGTTCCATCACTAGTAATAATAATGATTCCATGTTCATAAATTACATCTCCATATTTTAATGAACTATTAATCATATTTCCATTACCATCGTCTGTTAAAATAATAGTACCATTTGAAATACTTACAGTACCTGGTTTAAGGGATTCTCCAAATAAATTGGATGGAACAGAGATTACTCCTATAGTTTCATTAGAACCCGTTGGAATATATCTATCGGCAAGTAAAGTAGATGATAAATAATTATAGTAATTAGGAGTATAAGCAGCACCTGTTATAGTACCATCTGTATTGAATGAAGCAGTTGCTGCCGGAGATCCATCACTACCTGAAATATAGTTGGAATAATAAAGTTCTCTTATAGAACGGTAAATTAAAATTTGATCTTGAATATTAATTTGTCCTGTTGGGTATGAACCAGAAACCCATAAAGATGAGATAACATTACGCCCAATATATCTATCAATTCCTACATTCGAGCCCGTGAGTTCATTACCTTGAAAGGTAAAAGATTTGTTTACCTCAAAGGGAGATACAATTACATCAGATGTTATAAATGATTTGAATACACTCATTCATTCTTAGAAATCAAGTTTTACTCGAACTAGAGCTTCTTTTGTAAAATCTTTTAATAATGGTCTTGACATTTTAGCTACTGCTAATAAATCATTACTATCATTATACATCCCCACAGTTGTAAGGTAAACTTGTGGTTGATTGATAAAATTACTATAAATCACTTCCCCAGTTGAACCTGAAATAAATGTTGGGTTTTCAGAATAATTAAATTCAGAATTACGGGCTCTAACAAATACATAATCTGATGTTATATTTTCTTGGGAATTTAATGCAAATGATGATCCTAATTTAATGGCTTCATATAATTTTCTATTATTAAATCCGTCAGCATTATTTGAGCGACTAGGAGATACTTTAATAGACTGAGATATTGCTAATGGGTTTAACATAATAGTTCCTAAATCTGGGAATACTAAACCATATGAACCTGATCCTGCTACATATCCACTATTTGGAAGTGTACCTGCTGTACCATTAGATCCTGAGATTAATTGGTAAACGCGAGTTGAACCAATAAATACACTTAATGAACTATCTAGGGAATTATCTGTTAAATTAATAACGCCACCAGATCCAGAAATTTTTAAATTAATAGATCCAGGAAAAAGTGATTGTTTATATCTAGCTCTTTCAACAGAAAGAACCCAAAAATTTGAAGCTGTAACAACATTATTACCTGTTCCAAAAATAAAATTAGCATTTTCATCCTCTAAAATTAATGAACGGTATTGACCATACATTGTTTTAGTATAAGAATTTTGGGGTACTGCAGTATTATATAATTCACTACCACTACCTAAAATATCAGCATAAACAACATCAAATTGTACTTGAGCTGAAGTTAATGTAGAAGATGTTTGGTAGATACTTAAATAATAATTACCAGAAGATCCTGCTTCTTGAATTGAAGAGGTAAAAAATGATGTTAATGTTGGAGCTCCAGTTGACCAAAGTGTAGAAGTAATGGAATCTGTACTTATTACAAAATCTTCAGGATCAAATCTTTTAAATGCCATTGTTTATATTTTAGTTAGTTTGATTAATTGTAATTGGAATAGTTAAACGAGCACCACTATCTAAACCTACAACTGTTAATGTAGCTGCTAATTGAGTGTTTGAACCAAATAATGTATTTACTGTTGTTGCTCTTAAGTTAATTTGAGAGCCAATTACAGTAGAAGATACATTTGTTCCTATGGTAGTAGTTGAAGTAACAGCAGCATTTGCTTGAGCTGCTGCAGTCGTATTAATACCAATTCCTTGGAATGTACTCATTAGACGAACATCTGAAATAGTAGCTGAATATCCGCTAGTTTCATATGTTTGATTATTTCCTAAGAAATTCAATGTTTGAGGAGTAATTGCTAATGAAGCTCCTTGTACTAATGTAACCGCTGAATATCCTAAATCAAGAACTGGTAGTTTAGCTGTTCCACGGGGTAGGGTAGCTAATTTATATTTCATGATTTGTGTTTCGATTGGAAATGCTTCTAATAAAGGCATGTTTTGAATTGCTTCACCATAAAATGAAGATCCAGATGGATGGGTTGGATTATAAAGTGTATAATCAATTTCATCATCTGCTAAAGCAAATTGAGTGATTCGAAATGAACCATCATTTTTTGCTAAAAGCTCTCTACCTTTGTTTGTTAAAATTGCGTCGACTGTAACGACTTGATTATTTAAATATCCCATTATGTTTAATTATTGTCGTATTATATGTAATAAATATTATGTTATCAACCCTTTCTGCGTGAGATCTAAAATAAATTGATCAATTGATTTATTTAATTCAGGTGATGTATATTCAGGTCGTATAATATACGGTCCTTGAGAATTATTTGGTTTAAATCCTTCCATTATTATTTGAGCTGGGTTATCAACGTATCTTCTAATAATAAAATGATCTAAATTAAAGTTTGAAGATGAAGCTGAAACTGGGAGAGATTGGTTAAAGTGAACTTCAAGAGAACCGGTTTGAGATACTCTATCTCCTGATCCAGTAGTATATGGAGCAAATATTTGAGTTACTTGATAAGTATAGTCTTCTCTTCCTTCAAACCTAAATTCATCTCCATATTCTAATGACCATGGTAATGATATATTATTAAATCCAGAACCAGTAATATCAGTCATTTTAACATTATCATCTCCATACACTTGAGTTAAAGTTGGATTTGAAGAAGTAATAACATTTGGATAACTAGATTTATTGGGCCAACCCCATATAGAATTAGCACCAGAAGAAGTTACTGGGTTTGTATAAGCGGGGTATTGGGAAATAATAAGACTTCCTCTAGAGGAAAATGATGTGGTGGCACCTATAGGAGAAGACCAAAATACATAAATAGAAAGTTGATCTCCATTAGTAAATATTGCTGGGTTGAATAGAGGAATAGGCTTATTAAGGAAATCTATATCTCCTATTTGTGAATTTGCAGAAATAGTATAATCTTCACTATACCAAGAGGTAGAATTTTTATACATTTTTACTGTAAGATTTACAACACCCCCAGTTAAATTAACATATTGAAGTTTAGAACTTAATTTTAAAGAAACACCTTCATTTACTGCATTGAGAGGAATAGGATAAGAATTACTTACTATACTAACATTTCCATAAACTACATTATTAAATAAAATTTTAGTGTCAGTATTAGCGGGGATTGATGCAAATGCACCTGAGGTGTTATAAGAAACTGAATAGTTTCCTACACTTCCTCCTTGTGAAGGAATTATATCTTCAAAACTCATAGTAGTATTCCAAGTTGCATTTGGAGCTTGACCATATTGAGTATATAAAATAGGTTCAATTCCTGATCCTCCTCGAATTACTTTTCTAAGAGCAGAAACTTGGTTTCCTGTAGATTTATATTGGATTAACATATTTTCTCCTGATTCAAAATTACCTTGAATATCATAAAGAGAATTTTCTGTTGTATTAGGAATAATTATGGTTCCATCAGATTTAATTAAGTATTTAACAAATATTGCAGATGCATTCATTTTTTCTGGGGGCCATCCTCCTATACTATCACAATAAGCTACTGCTGTTTTTAAACTATCTACAGAAGGTAATTTACCATATGTTCCGGAATCACCAGGAGTCCAAACATTTAAATATTGGGATGTAGATTTACTACCTTCATAACGTGGGAGTGTTATACGTTTGGATGAATAATTAGAATCTTGAACTGCTGCTTTAACAGCACTTCCACTAATTAATTGTAAAAAGTTGGTTGGGGTAGTTATTCCCGAAGAATAATCTATTTCTTGGTAGGTAGAACTAAGTCTTTCTAATTGAGCATTATTAATTAAAGGGTTAAAATTACTATTATAATAATTAGGAAGTGCTATATATGGTTCAAATATTACAGAAGTAGAATTAGAAGCTGTGTTTGGGAATTTTTGATTTATAGCTATGTTTAAACCCGTTATCTGAAGATTCCCAGTATAAAAATCATTGTCATTTTGGACCATTGTAAATAAACTAACATCAGGAGCTAAAGTTCCTTGGGGAAGAATCAGGGTTGGGTCCCAATATGGGTGGATTGAAGGACCAGTACCTACAGAAAGTGTTCCTGAATAAGCAAAGTTTATGGGGGCTCCAGTAGTTACAACATACGAAAGGGAATTGTCAATGGCTTGGGCAGTTTGTCCTACACCAGATCCAGTTACTTGAAAAAATAAAACCATTGAAGCTGTAGCCCCAGTAGCTACTACAGTACCACTCATAGTAAGAGATAGTTCTACATTAGGTATTGTATCAACTGTATAATACCCATTAGATGCTGTATAATAACTGTTAGGGTTATATAGGGAAGTATCATAAATTACTCGTGTTTCGTTTCCATTATTAACTGTAAGTGAAGAAGTTCTAGAAGCACTAATACTATAATTCTTTATTTCAGTTGGTAAAGGGCCAGAAGTTGATATAGTTGCAGGAATTGAATTAGGGGCTAATTGATATAAATAATGATTAGAATATTCTGAAGTTCCTATAATAGTATAAGGAATGTTTTTGATAATAAGTTGACTTAATTGCCCTAAAGGAATTTCAAAGTCAGTTCCATTAAGATCTACTTTGTTTATTTTTACAAATGGATAAGAAGGAGTTGTATCTTGTTTGTATGGATAAGGAGCTATTACAACTAAATCTCCGATATCAGGATCTGTATATTGGCTAGGAATAACTTCACTTTGAAGAAATGACAAATAAGTTGAACTAATTTGTTGTAAAGGTAAATCCCACAAAGGCATTGAATACAATATGATATTATAATTAGCTTCAACTAAGTCTAAAGGATATGGTTGAGCTAAACTTTGTGTAGTAACAGTTAATGTAGATCCACTAAATTCACCATCATAAAATTCATCTTGGGCATCATGTAATACTAATACTGAACCTGATATAGTTTGGATATTTTCATACCAACTTTGAGTAATGCTAAATATATTTTCAGGACCATTTCCATTAGGGCCATAAGGTGAAGTATTAACTCCATTAAACATATCCATTGTTCCTCCAGTACCACCACTAAAATTTTCTATAGTTCCGGGTTGGTAATCATTCCATTGTGGTGCTACTGTTCCTGAAACTGTAATATCTTGAAAATTAAATGGGGTATTATTTTCAGATCCACTAGAGTATGCTATAGTTGAATAAGTATTAACTTGTGGTTGAGGATATTTATTTCTCTCAAGCAAATGTTGTTTTATTACAATCCCAGAGGCAAGGCTTGTGCGAGCAGGAATAAAATCTTTGATCATTTTAAATAATGAATTGTCAAAGAATTTAATTAAACGCATAAAGTCGTTTAGATCATAATTTTTTGTATATTTTTCGAAATATGCATTTCGTAAATTATCTAAATCGGGATATGAAGTAGCTGAGGAGGATCTTAATCTAGGGTCACCTATATAGTCACCTATATTAAAATACCCAATTTGACCCATGATATCATCATTAATTTCATCTTGGGGTGAAAAAGCTACTTCAAGTAAATTTGTATTAGCTGTATAACTTTGGCTAATAGAAGAATTTTGTGCTAAAGATCTAAATGGAGATAATGTATCCCCAGAAGGTATAACACTATTTTCTATTCTAATTTTATCAGATATAGCATTTTTTATCCCTACAACAGGTTGATCATAAAAGAAATATTCTGTATTAGGTACAAAACTTGAGGTATTGCTGATAAAGAAATTATTACCTGTAGAAAAAGATGATGTTGGAATCCAGGAACCTGTTACTTTAGGGTGGATTGATTTAGAACCAGTATACAATTCTCCACCTAAAGAAGCTCTAAAAATTAATTGATCTGGGGAAGAATTTAATGAGTTTCCTTCAATTGAAGAAGGATTCATTATATAATCCTTAAATACACTTTCACTTAATATAGTATTAAAATACCTAATTTCTTGATAAGAACCACTAAACATCTTTCCAAAGGAAGAGTTAGCAGTAGATGGAAAGTAACTAATAGTACTATTGTCCCAAGGGACTTCATTAGTACTTATTGAAGAAGAAGCATAAAATCCTAGTTGAGTTCCATTATCACCTCCTTCATAGGTATTATTCCCAGCATATAATTTAAATATATAAGTTCCTTCATAACCAGTAGCCATTACACTCCACCAATCACCATTAAAGAAAGGTAAATAAACACTAGCTGAAAATGCAGGAGATGATGTATCTGGGATAAAATCTAGATGAGCATATTCATTATATGGATCGGGAATTGAACCTGAATAAGAACCACTTGTATATCCTGAACCTGTATATCTTAAACGAATGGTTACTCCCTGATCAGTTGTCCATAAACTTTGAGAATAATACCCTGCGTTTGTAGGAATACCTTTAGTTTTAAATCTAAATTGTACTGTTTTAGGGATGTTATCTGATGGGTTCCAGATTGAATTAACTAGCCAAGAAGAAGATACATAATTTGTTCCTTGAGTATCATAAGCATAATTAAAAGTATCTTGCCAATAATCCCAATCGTTTGTATTGGATTTATCTTTTCCTCCATATTCATTAATTCTTAATACTGTATCCGGAATACCATATGAAGTAATGAGTGTGCGCAGAGCGGGTAATGTACCTTTTGCCTTCAATAAGTACGGTAGATTATGATAGATACGTTTGTATAGCGACTTATTTACGTCGTCTAACGGCATATAATCGTTAGAGGCAGATATTAAAGTGTTAATATATTCAAATCCACTTGGTGTTGGAAGTGAACCTGTAATGTTAGGGAACGGAAATAAAGCACCACCAGGAGTTAAACCTAAGAATGCAGTATATAAATCCTCATTTGAGAAATTATTTTGGTATAATTTAATTCCAAAATCTCTAATTGCATCTGCTACTATATCTTTTGAAACACCATTTTCTAAACGGTTATCGGCATTGTATTTTTCAGTAACATCTTTATAGTAAATCCAAATATTGTCATAAAATTGACCTACCATTTCAATGAACAATTGATATGGGTCATTTGAAGGATCTTCTCTTAAATATTCTGGGATTGTATAGTAAAGGTTGTTTTGGTTAAGGTTATCAAAAATAGAAGATGATAAGCTTATTCCCCCATAATATGGGTTACCTTCTGTAGCGCTACCAAACCAAGTTAAAACTGCATTACTTCCTGTTTTAGCAAGTGCATATGGTGGTTGGGATGTTGTTTTAGGCCAAGCGTATGAACCACTAGTGTAATATAAATAATATTCATAACCGTCAAAATTAGTTATAACATTATTTATTTGGGATTCATATATTGCTATATTATTGCTAACTACTAATGATGATGAAGTAGAGCCTGTAATTTGGGTATTGATTGTAGAAATTGAAGATGAATAACCTTCTAACAAACTCATTTTATAGTAAAAATTATCAAGTCTAGCTTGTACTGAGCTAAAATGGATAAAGTTATTGAAATCTGTATAATCGATGTTGATATCAATTTCTTTTTCCTCTAATAAACTACTTAACTGATTAAATGAACTTGTTAATGTTGTGGTAGTTAAACTAGTATAATTTGAAGATACAGTAGAATTATTTACTTGATCTTTTAAATCTAAATTAAAATTAGGTCCTTTAACAGGAACCGTATCTGTAATTATAATTGGAGCATCTTCAAAAGTAACTTTGTAAGCAACAGGATCTTCAACTAAAGTTACAACCCATAAAGTAGAATTTACATCAATTCCTTCAGGCAACGCCTCGTATAGTTTAATTAATACGGTTGGATTATTTGGATCTTGATTATCTAATTGAATGTTATTTGCAATTGGAAGTTGATTTTCTCCAAAATTTAAATAAAAATCTAAAAAATAAGGACTTTCTAATCTTTGTTGAATAAAATTAGTTGTTTGTTCTACTATATCAACATCCGTTAAAGAGGTACTATCTAATCTGATTTCGGTTCTATCTGAAGATATTTCAGTTATGTAAAGTTGTTGTAATTCTGAACCAATTTGTTTATTAAAGAAATTGAAATATGTAATATATTCCCCTTGGTCAAATCCACTATCAATAAGTGCTTTTTCAGGATCAATAATTATTTCAGATATTGTATTATCACTTCCCGCAGATTGTCCATTATTTTGGACTGTATATTGATTGAAATTATAGTCGGTAGATAATATGTTTTGGTTATTATCGTATACAAAGTATTCAATATAACTACTAGATGATAAAGAGGTGTTTACCTCAAAAGAAGATATTAAACCTGTATCTTGACCCCCATAGGTTTGGGAAGTAAAATCTTGGGTATCTATTTGTACTATTTCTGCAGCCATTATTGTGGGTTAGCTAATGTTGTTCCTGTTTGTAATGCTATTACTTGTTTTTGAGAATCCAATAAATCTGTTCTTAATTGAGCAATTTCTGCTTGCAATGCTAAAATTTCTTCTTGATTAGCTTCAAAACCAATGTATTCACTACTTGTTTTAATTAAATATTCATGTGAATTAGTTTCACCTAATTCGGGTATGTCGTAAAATAAATCATTATACATTGCAAAAAACTCATTAGTATTTGGTTGAACAGCAATTCGTTCTTGAATTGTTGGAACCCCTAATTGTTTAAAGGATGTATCAATTACTTTAGTATATTGATTTTTATCATATACTTGTTTTTGAAATTTTACATTTTCACTCATCCGTTAATAACTTTAAAATAGTAGTTATCATCAAATATAATTGTTGAACCACCAATAATAGTTTTAATTAAAACTTTATAATACCTTTCAGGTTCTAAACCGCTCATGTAAACTGTAAAATAGTTACCATTGGTATCAGAACTAATTTGAGTATATAATGTATCGAAGTTAACAACAAATTCGTTGGTAGCCAAGTCTTTTATGGCATAATATGAACTAGTTGGTAAATAATTTAAATTTGTAAATAATGAAGCCGTTTGATAAGTTCTTGTTGGATATAAAGGACTTACATTTATATAAAATTTATTTACACTTTCTGGGAAAAATTCACCTGGGTTTTCAGCTAAAGACATTTTTAGATCTACTGTATTTACTAAACTTGCGGTAGCTGATCCTGTTAGTACTGTAGTATAATCTCTCCATCTAAATTCTAAAGTTGGTGGATATATTGTATTTGTATCAACACTATAGTATTTGAAGGTAGGTTGAACATATTCACTTAGATTAAATTCATATGAACCCGAAAGTTTAACTAAAAATCCATTGTTGATAATTGCTGAGCTAGACCAAGCATTAACTATAGTTTTAACATTCAGTTCAATATCTTTAGTTGAACGTAAACCAAATGATGCAGTTACTAAGTAATTAGAAGATGTAAAAAAATTACCTCCTCCTTGAGTAGAATATGCTGAACTAAATGAGCTTGTATAATATCCACCTACTGTACTTCCACTAGGAAGCCATGGGTTTGAGCCGGAATATGAAGCATATGCCCAAGAAGATCCATCTTCAACTATTGGATTATCTAAAGCATATCCAGTACCATTATTCCATGATTGAGCTACGGTACGTAATTCTAAAGTTGTGTTTTGGTTAATACCTTGGGCTTCAGCTATAAAGTTTTTAAGGTATATGTCATATGAGCTACCACTAATCTTATTACTTATAACATCTATAATTTCAGTATTATCAAATTGAATAAGGTATCGAGCTACAGTAGGTAACCCGTCAAGATCAATTTTATTAGATACTTCTAAAATAGCATCTAATCCCGTATTCATAGTTGGATAAGATGTGTATAAAGTAGCGTCTTGGGAAGGGAATAGTTTATATATAGCCATTATATATTTTATTATAAATATGGCATTATAAAGGAACTACTTTACCTTTGATATCTAAGTTAGGGTATTTTACTTCAAAAATACTAGGATCCAATGAAGGATAAATAACATTGGATTGTGTTGCTCCAGTTATATCATAAGCATATTGAGAATATCCTGAAGTTGTTCCTGCTTTATTTGATATGGAAATATTTTTAACGGTTTGAACACCTTTAATTTTATCAAGTAAGATATATAAATCTCTTAAGAAAATTGGTTGGTTTAACTGCCAATTATTGGTATTAAAATATGTTTGTAAAGCAGCAATACATGCTAATAATACTTCATTGTTATTATACTCCGGGAGTACTATGATTTCAAAATCAACTCCAATATTAATAACATAAGCATCTCGTATTTCAATATTATCACCAATCATTCTATATTGGGATAGATATGTTCTTAAATTATTTTTTAATGTGCTAGTAGCATAATCTAATTCACCGGAAGCGTTTAAAGATAAAACATATAAATTCAATGTTTCAATAGTTGAAACTTGTTGATCTGTAAGTTTAGGTTGTTCAATATATGCTTTAGAAACTACACCATAATCCGAAGGCATACTTAAAGCTCTAATTAAATAATCTTCTGCTGTAACTGAACGTTGTTGGGAAGCTGCTATTGCTAGAGTATTTTGTCTAATTTCTTCTAACGTATCTCCACCTCTACCTCCAGAAGCAGCATCTAGGTTATTGGATGCTAATGATGCAAATATATAATTAGCAGTAACAGTATTAAGATTAATATTATTAAAAGAACAATTTGATTTGTTTATACTAGTTAATGTATTAGCAGCAATATTTGATCCTACACCTCCACCAGTTAAATATCTTACTGTTAAAGTAGTATTTGAAGGTGAAATACCATATGTTCCTGTATATAAAAAGTTTACAGGAGAATATGCTGTTGTAAGTTTATCTTTTTCAAATGGTAAACCAATTCCAACATTATCTGGGTTGGGGGTAATTTCTTCAGTGGTTGTATTTGGGGATCCAACCCCAAATTGGATTTGAAGATTTGTAAGAGATGTAAAACGAGTTGCAAAACGTCGAGCTACTTTTTTAAGTTTAAGTAGATAAGGTGTATCACCATTTGCATTTGGATCATTGACATTAGTGTTCTTAACAGTATCTAATACCATTTCTTGACCTAAATGATCTACTTCATACCATTTATTCCCATCAGAATCAGTAATATCTAAAATCTTAATGATATTATTGTTATTAAGATTAACGGTTTGATATTGTTGTGGAACTCCAAAAGTGAAGGTAGTTGTGTTAATTGTTGATGATATTGCTTTTCTACTTTTTTTTAATAAAAAATATTGTGGTGCATTACCTGAAATTTGGTAAACGGAAACTTCGGTTAGGTCTTGTGAACTTGAAACTGAGAAGTCTATTTTATCTTGAATCAAGAATGAAGATCCATTTTGGGAAGTTACAGTTGTATTTTCACCAATGGTTAAAGCATAATCATAATCTGGAATGTAGACAGATGAGGAGAGTTTAGAGGGTAATTGTTGGTAAAAATCAACTACGGTTTGGGCCGCTCCTGTTGTTTTTGGTTTATAACCAAACATATATGCTAATTCAAATACATTATTTGTTTGTTGAGCATATTGGGTAAATGTTTCTTGAAATTGGTTATCCAAATAGAATGAAAGAACATCTCCAACATAAGCGGATTGTTCCATAAACATCATCCCTGGTGAGGTAGGAGAAAAATCAGTATATGTTTGAGGGAAATATGTTCTAGCATATTCAATTAAACGTGATCTAAACTCAGAAAAATCACGATTAATGTATCTTATATCTCTATTTGTTGTAGCCATTTTTAAAATTCAAAATTTAAAGTTTCGTTAACATTTGAGTTAGCGATTGAATATTTTAACATAACCGTAAGTGTATTGTAATCATCGTTTCTAAGTATTTCAAGTGAATCGATAATGATCATAGGGAATACATTTTCAATATTTGAACTAATATTTTGTTCTAACCCAATTAATGTACCTTCAGCTATTTGTTCAAATATAAACGCTCTTAAACCACCACCAAATGTTGGGTTTAAAGGAAGTTCTCCTGGGTTGGTTAAGAAATAGTTTATAAGATTATTTTTTATTGCTTGAGCAGTAGTATAATTAGAAGTAAACACCGCAGGCCCACTAAACGGAAGATTCACCCCAACAGCAACGTTGGGATTTAAATCAACCGGGTTTATTCTCTGCGGATTAAATGGCATTATTTAGTGTTTAAAAGTCCCATAATTTGATCCATACCTAATTCACCTGATCCTAAATTTCCATTTACAGGGTCACCTTGTGGTTTGAATGCGGGTTGTGCGTCTTGTGAAGTAAAGCTCATAGCTGTTTCACCTAATACTTCAGCATATTTTGATCTAAAGTCTATTGATGGAGGAGCATAAGCGGGTTGAGCGGGTTGAGCAGGTGGAGTATATGATTCTCTAACCACTTGTTTAGGTGATCTTACTGCTTCCAATAAAATATCCTTCAATTCTTCTTGAATTGCCTCTCTTACGGCTTCTTTAATAATTTTTTTAAAATCTGTACTTTTCATATGGTTATAAATATAGGGTTAATCTGCTTTTAAATTATTTTGTTGAATATAGAATACAAGCTCATCTATTAATATCTGATCAATGGAGCTAAATGACAATTCTCCTTGCAACATTACTACACCTTGTTTATTTCTGGCTATGGCTCGTCTACGTTTTAATGAATTATCCGTTACTTCTGTTATAACACCCATTTCAAATCCGTTTACGTTTGTAACTACAGGAGATGTTTGGGTAGATTGTTGATTTGTTAATGCAGTCAATTCTAAAGCTACGCTTTCTTGATCAGCATCAGGATAACATTTTTGTACAAGTGAATCAAGTAAATTAAGTAAATCAATTGCTTGAATTAAAACTTGTCTTAGTATAATTAATATAGCTAATACTCCAGCATTAACTGATGATAAAGTAGCAATAGTTTTATCTAATCTTTTTGAAACTCCCGAGGGGATTGGATTAGTAATTGGGGGATTAGTATCAGCAATTGTTAGAAGGGCTTGAAGAGGAATTATAAGAAATTCAGTAACACCTAAGGTCTTAGTAGTAGCATTAATAAGTTTTAGACTATTACTTAATTGTTTAACCAATTTATTTTTTCGATTAATTAAACTAGTTAATTCTGCTTGTGTAGGACAAGAGGCTTGTTCTAATATTTTAGGTAATTGGTCTTTAGTATACTTTCCAAGTTGTGTAACGCCAAAACTAGCAGCCATAGTTAAAACTGCAGGGATAAGGGTATTTTTTAAAGTATTAACTTGATTGGATAATTTTTCCTCAGCGTAATATGAAAGATTTTTTTTACCTTTAGATAATTCTTTAATTTGAGCTCTACTAAGTTGAGAAGATTTAATTTTATCTTCTGCTAAATTTGAAATAATAGGTTGTAATTGAATTACACCTATATCACTTTTTAAAGTATTATCTCCTTTATATGGGGATTGGGTGATAAATTGATATCCAGTAGATTTTATAGTTAAAGATAAACTACCACTCTCAGGAACATTTCCAGAAATAGTAAAATCTCCATTAGTATCGGTATGAACAAATTTAATAGGAGAAACAGATATTTTTGCTCCTTTTATTGGATCTTGTGATTGTCCATTTACAACTGTTCCTTTTATAGAATAGATCATAATGTTTTAACAGTTTTAGATTTAACACTATCAATTTCATTATAAACATTTTCAAAAACCTCTACTGCTGAGTTGGCGGCTGTTAATAAAACAGGATTTGGTACCGGAGCACCACTAGGCCAGTCTTGAACTACTTTTAAAGCTTCAGATAAATTTTGTAATTCGGTAATTAATATTTTTAAATATGCTACAGTTTCATCACCTCTTAAAACTGATTGGTTTGCTTTTACTCCTCCTAATCTTACTAATTTACTAGCTAAATTCATTTCACTAGTAGATTCTAAATTTACACTACCATTTGAAGAAATACCTACTGAGTTTTGCCCACTAATTAAAACACTATCGTTTTTAGCATTTATAATTACCCTATTTGAATTAAGTATAATTTGGGGATTAGCATATGATGCTGGGGTTATTGGTTTAGTGGTATATGAAACAAAATTCTCATTTGCTATGCTAAAAGGAATTGTTTGATATGAGGTTAAGTAAATTGAGGATAAATCTTGGGATATATTTTCAGTAATTGGGATCCATCCTCTATCACTTACGTTAGTTGGTTGACCATTGCGAAATATAACAATGGGATCACCATTGTTTCCAGCAGAAGACCAATTATTACTTATTTCACTTTGAGATTTAGCAGTACTACCAAAACGAATACTTTGTCCATACCTACCTTCTATTAATGAATCCCCCATATAGGGCATTAAAGGATGAATATTAGATTTTTCAACAAATGTATTTTGTGAAGGGTTAATAGGACTATTTAAATTAATTCCTTCAGGTTCATTTATTGTCTTTTTTACAACACCATTATCTGTTGCTTTGTAATCTTTAGATTTATTAACAATCTTAGGAATTGCTAAATTAGGATATGCATCATGGTGGGGATGATTCCAAATACCTAAAGGTTTTAAATAAAAATATGATTGATTAGCTGTATTAGCTCCCATTTGTTGATTGGGTAAAGCAAATAAAATCACTATTTCATTAACTAATGGATATGTTTTTTGTTGAGAATCATATGGTAAAGCAAAATTTCTTGTACTTCCGGTTCCTGATTTATTGGCTAGCTCATAAAATATAGCTCCAATTCCATTCCATTGACCTACATCTTTATATTTTGGGTGATTCTCATCTAAAACAATATCAATTACTCTAGCGGCAACTATTTGTCCCTTTAAACCGTTAATTTGGTCTAGGGCATTTCCTTGATTAGAAGGGGATGTAGTTCCTCTAGTAGAATTAGTTATACCGGTTTTTAAACGAGCCATTATCCTTGTGGATTAAATTTCTTAACTTCAGATAACAATTGTGATTTTTCGTCTTCGGTCATTCCGAATGATTCATCTTCTGATTTATTAGATGCAACAGCACGTTGAATAATAGTAGCCATTTTAACTAATTGCTCATCATTTTTAATTCCTAATTCCATATATTCTTTAATAAGTGGAACTATTAACGTAGCATCACCAATATCATTGATAAGTGGTTTTAATTCACCTATCAAAGCAGATATTTGAACTTCTTTTTTCTTTTGGTTATCGTATATTTCTTTCAGGATATCAGAAAACTTCTTCTTACCCCAAACATTTGATTCTAAATTACTCATATAAGTATTTTTGGGTATAAATATAGAAAATTATTAGAGTTGAAAACTCGTATATCCCTGTTCTAAATAGAATAGATAATTTTTCTTAAACACTCCATATAAAACGCCTGCTATTTTGGTAATTTTAGGAGTTTTAGCGTCTGGGATCATTTCGTGAATGTAGATGTATAAAGCTTTTTTATTAAATACGTCGATTGATTCTCGTTTACGGAACAACTCTAAAATAGCATCTGCAATCTTGGCATCGTATTCTTTAGGGAAGAGCTTATATATGTTGATACTAACAAATTCCACGTATTCATCCATAAAAATAGACAACTTATCGTTTGAATTTGATGGTTCTATTGTATACGAATGTGTATCATCTTTTAACAATTCATCAGTTGATACTTTACGGATTTTACTTTTATAATTTTTATCATTATATAATATACACCAACGTTTAACAATAGTACCAAAGTAAGAATATGCTTTGGCACCTTTTCTAGGATCAAATAGGTGTATTTTAGATAATAAAAATACTATAATTTCATGTTGTAAATGCTCTAAATCACTAACCTCGGTATGATAAAACTTAAACGTATGGATTATGTTTTGGGTTAGTTTAAAGAAAGCATAATGTATTTTTTCTTCATAAATTTGACTTCTTAATTTAAAGTCACTAGTGTTATTGTACAGAACGATAGCATCCTCGGTTTCTTGGGTAAAATAGTTTTTGCTAACTTTCTTTTTGGGCACTTTAGTTGTTGATTTTTCTAAGATTGAAGTCATTGAGGATTTCTTGAATTTTTAAAATTGATTGAAATATAACCCCAACTTCGTCATCTTTTTCAAATACACCACCACGATCTAGTTCTTTCAATTTCTTGTCTGAAACTTCGATTGTGCGGGATAAATTATCTAGGTAAACTAAATAACCTGCTACAATATCTTCTTGTTTTTCATTTTTACGAAGAAGATTATAAGTTGTAAATCCTAGGATTACGACTAATACTGCTAATACGCTAATTGCTATTGTTACTATCATAAGCTGTCTAACATGTTTTTTAAACTGTCACTCTTAAATGATCCGAGTGCTTTTGTTTTGGTTGATGTCTTTTTCGACATGTTTGGTTTATTCCCCAATGTATAATTCCCTTTTCCGGCATCCACGGGCTTCTTGTTTTCTTTTAATTTAGGTAACCATTCACGTT